TTGCTGTCGGCGCAAACCGGCTTGAGTGCGACAGAGCTTGTTGCAGGTGCTGCCGCAGGCAATCCAGACCTAGAAAAGCCGCAGGAAGCTCTAAAAACAGGCGAACCAATCCCCATTCTGTTTGCACGACGCAGAAACAGTAATGGCGGCGTGATGGTTCAGCCGAAAATGACAGAGGCGTTTTTCTCTAACACCATTGTCGAAAAGGACATATCAACAGACGGGGGCACCGTCGTCGCAAAAGTCCCTTTTGAAAGAATCCAGCTTAAGTACCTTCTAGTCCTCAGCGAAGGAAATTTGCCTCAAATTCAGATAAGGGACCTGTTCCATGGGACCTGCAGGCATGGAACGTTTAACCAAGTCTTTGACGGCAGAGCAGGTACGTGGAATCCAGGTAATGACATGTATGACTTTTTTACTTTTACCGCTTCGTTGAATGCCAGCAATGTTTACGCTTTTGATATAAGCACATTAACTACGGGGCAGTCTGTAAATTACCCTGACGGCACCCGGTATTATTACCGCAGCTCTGACAACACCACGTACCAGTTAAAACGCAAAGAGCACGGATTTCCGGTTTTCTGCGGCACATCTGGTTCGTACAGCGGACTAACCACTCTTAGTTTTGAGCGTACTTTCGATGATGTCGATTCCGAAACGCTCCGAAAAACCCTAAACGTATTTGTCCGGGAAGGTTTACAGGTTACACGCTTAGTAGACAGCACTTCAGGGCCGTCCGATAACTACGTTGACCTTGTTAAATACCTATTTCAAGCAAACAACCGGCTAGCTGATGATTTAATCGATAACACGACATTGACTACTGCCGCAAAATTTGTCGATGCCAATAGTTTTCTGTTTAACGGAGAAATAACTAACAGTCAAAATTTACTCGACTGGCTGCAGGACACTAGCGTTAATTTTTTGCTGCGTGTTATTAACACAAACGGCAAATTCGGTATGCAGCCACGGTTGCCATACAACACGGACCACACTATTAAGACGACCCAGGTAACTCCTGAATTTACATTTACTGAGAAGCATGTCGTCGAAGGGGGTTTCGAGATTGAGTACATCAGCCTGGAAGACCGAGAACCTGTTTGTTTTGTTGTTCAGTGGCGG